ACTGTCCAGCTACCTTAGCGCAGACTTACATGCTACAGGAACTATACAATAAGATACAAGAACGTCTTACTAAAGATGCGGACAGTAGATTGTGTAATACAATTAAGATGACTAATCGTGTGGCATGTGCGCTAGCACGTATCTTTCAGCGTGGGTTCACGGTCGATAAAGAGGAGTTAAGTAGGGTTAAGGAAGAGTTTGAAGCAGAGAAAGTATTAATACAACGTACACTAGACAGAGAAGTACATAAACTAATGGGTGATACGCCTATCAATCTGAATAGCCCGGAGCAATTGTCATGGGTTATTTATTCTAGAAAGGTGCACAATAAATCTACATGGGTTAATGAAACTAACTCGCCTGTTACTAAAGAGTTGCAGATAAAAATTAGGGAGCACTCTAGTCTGCTATACAAGACTAAAGCTACCAAGTGTTTTACTTGTTACGGTAATGGCAAGATTAAAAAGACCCGTAAGGATGGCCAGCCTTTTTCTAAGGCTACCAAGTGTGCAGCATGTGATGGTGCAGGGTTTACACTGGCACCTACTAAGGAACTAGCAGGTCTAAAGTTTACTGTACCCAATAGTAGTTGGATAACGGCTGGTGGATTTACTACTAATAAAAGCAAGCTTGAATTACTAGAGGCCGCTGCAAGAGGTAGAAATAAAACAGACGCCGCTAACTTCTTACGTGATGTACGTAGGCTTAATGCTCTGGACACTTACCTGTCTGCATTTGTTGAAGGCATTGGCCTACACACCAAGCCTGACGGTAGGCTACACGTACAGCTAACCCAACATATGACAGCCACTGGCAGGTTCAGTGGGCGTAACCCTAACATGCAGAACATGCCTAGAGGTGGCACCTTTCCTATCAAGCGTGTGTTTGTCAGCCGCTTTGAGGGGGGTAAGATACTTGAAGCAGACTTTGCACAGCTTGAGTTCAGGACGGCAGCGTATCTGTCTCAAGATGAGATAGCCATGCGTGAAGTTAAAGAAGGCTTCGATGTACACAGCTATACCGCTGACGTTATAAGCAAGGCTGGTCAGCCTATAAGCAGGCAGGAAGCTAAAGCACACACCTTTGCTCCCCTGTATGGGGCTACAGGCTTTGGTCGCAGTCCAGCAGAAGCTACATACTACCAACACTTTATCAAAAAGTATTCTGGTATAGCTAGGTGGCATACAGCTTTAGCTGATTGTGTTTTATCTACTGGGCTTATAGTCACACCATCCGGCAGAGAGTTTTCCTTCCCAGACTGTGAGCGTAGGCGTAATGGAACACCTTCGCACTTCACACAGATAAAGAATTACCCCGTGCAATCCTTCGCCACAGCAGACATAGTGCCTCTGGCATTACTGCATATTGAGGACTTGCTTGACGGTAAGAAGACATGCATTGTTAACACAGTGCATGACAGTATAGTACTTGATGTTCACCCAGAAGAAGAGGAGTATGCCCTAAGTGTAATTGATGAAGTGAATGCCAGTCTTCACGGTTTGATCCAACAGCAGTGGGAAATAGATTTTAATGTGCCATTACTATTGGAAGCAAAAATAGGTGACAATTGGCTTGACATCAAATAAAGATTATGTTACAACTAACATTCTTTGAAACCGCAAAAGGAGAAATATATAATGAATCAAGTAGAAACAATTGATACAGCTAACTACGAAGCTATGGCTAAGGTAATGGGCATGGCAGGGGAACAACCCTCCAGCAAGGCTAAGAGTACGCTAGCTAGGCTACGTATCAACCATTCCGCTATCATGGGCACCGCTGAGATTAAGGGCAAGTCTATGAACCTAGAGGTGGTTAAGGGTGGGACGTATCGTCTTGAGGTACCAGATACAGATGAAACCTACTATGCTCTTGGCGTTAACATCCGACCTTATATGCAACGCTTTATGTACAAGCGTTTTGTAAAGGGTACGGCTAACAGCAAGAACATGTTTGTAAAAACTGTCATGGCTGACAACCTTAACATGGACCTAAAGGATAACTCCGGGGGTGTTAACTGTGGTAAGCTTGCTGGTTACGTTCAAGACTTCAAGGCTCTTCCAGAAGACATGCAAAACTTAATCAGGCAGATTAAACGAGTGCGTGTTATCCTTGGAACAGTAGACCTGCTTGAACCCACCAATGCAAATGGTGATCCCATAAATAAGGAACTGACTAACATCCCGTGCATCTGGGAAGTAGATCAGCGTGAGGCATTCAAGCATGTGGGAGAACCCTTTCAAACACTGCTGAAGCAGCGCCGTCTGCCTGTTCAGTACACGTTAGATTGTGCAACCGATGAGCGTAAGATGCCCAATGGTAACACATACTATGTACCTAATGTTAGCCTTAACACGTCAGAGGTATTGACCATTGGGGATGATGTACAGGATACCTTTCGTGATTTTGTTGAGTGGGTTACTAGTTACAATGCGTACATAACTTCTGAATGGGACGATAAGAATGTTAATAGTCTTTCCCCAGAAGATGCTTCGTTAGTTGAAGAGTTCATCACAGTTGACACCGCTGTCGAAAACTAAGGAGATTTAATATGCAACACCCTGCTGAACTGGCGGTGCATCAGTACCTTGATGACGCCACTAATAATAAAACAGAGATGTCTGAAGACACAATAGATGACGTGTGTCAACAGATTGGGGCTGCTCTGCGCCGTCAGTTCGGCAAGGACTCCAGCAGTAGAAAGGAGTTCGGGCTGCGTATGTCTAATGTAGGGCGTCCCTATTGTCAGCTTTGGTATGCTAAAAACAAACCAGAGTTGGCAAGGCCGAAGGCCACCACCTTTGTTATGAACATGATGATAGGTGATATAGTGGAAGCTGTATTTAAAGCAGTTCTTACTGAAGCAGGAGTTAAATATGAGGATAGTGAACACGTTACTCTTAAGCTTACAGATGGCACCACTATATCTGGAACTACTGATCTTAGTATTGATGGCGCTGTTGACGACATTAAGTCTGCCTCCAACTGGTCCTACCGTAACAAGTTTTCTTCCTACGAAGACCTAGAAAGTACGGACTCATTCGGTTATGTAGGACAACTAGCGGGGTATGCTAAGGCGTCCAACAAAAAGGTGGGTGGTTGGTGGGTTATTAATAAAGCTACTGGCGAATTTAAATATGTGCCAGCTTCAGGGCTAGACCTTGAGGAAGAGTATGGTAAAATAGAAACCGTAAAGAACCGCTTGGATGACAATAAATTCAGTAGATCCTTTGATAAAAAAGCGGAGTACTTTAGAAGTGTACCTACTGGTAGGCATGTGTTAGGAGTTACGTGTGGGTTCTGTGATTATAAAGAAGATTGCTGGCCTACATTAAAGGAGCTTCCTTCCATACCTTCTAAGGCTAAGGAACCTAAGATAGTTAATTACGTTACTGAATAGACTTTCTGGTATGAACTACAAACAATACAGTGCTGCCAGAAAGCATGGGTATAGGTCCGGGCTAGAGCTTAAAGTCGCACAATACCTCGACACCAAAAAAGTAATCTTTAAATACGAGGCTATCAAAATAGAGTGGGAAGACTTGGCTTACCGGACCTATACTCCAGACTTCATACTACCTAATAACATAATCATAGAAGCCAAGGGCAGATTTATTACACAAGATAGGAGAAAACATAGAGAGATAAAGCGACAACATCCACAGCTAGACATTAGGTTTGTTTTTGAAAACAGCAACAGGAAGCTTTACAAGGGAGCCAAGAGCACGTATAAAGAATGGTGCGAAAGGTATGGCTTCCTTTGCTATGACAGGATCATACCTGAAAGCTGGCTGAAGGAGAAGAGCCTAACTAAGCTGAAGAAATTTATAGCCTGTAAAGAGAGGAGGGCTGAATGAGATGACAAACTATGAAGTAGACCCTAATGATTTCCTCATACAGATAAGTCCTAGCGTAGATGAGAACCACAACTGGACAGGAGAGGTGACTATTGATCTGATTGTAAGCACAGAAACATCCTTATGTGAGGACGATCACAACAAATTACTCACGCTCTCAAAAACTATATGTGCTTCCGTACCTATGTATGAGGATGATCCAGAGTTATATGCCCAAGCAATGAAGTATGTTACCGTGGCAGAGGATGCAGTTAATGAGGGAGAAGACCCATACTTTTTTAAGGAAGGCTATACAAGAGAGGGGAATGTAATAAATGTTAACTTTAGCAAAAAAGGAAAGTAGGATGGACACCAGCGATATTACACATCCCAAGCATTATAATACTGGTGTTATTGAAACCATAGAGTTGATCAAATCTAGTATGCCTATTGATGCATACAAGGGATACCTCATGGGCAACATCCTTAAGTATGTGTGCAGGCACAAGCATAAAAACCCGGCTGAACCGTGGAAGGATTTGAAGAAAGCTGAATGGTATCTGGCGGCACTAATAAGAGAGGAAGCTAACAATGGGGAGTAAACAAAAATGCCTATGAATAAAAAACAACGGGTACCAAAGGACAAGACAAAGAATAAAAGGAAGGCTGTGAGAAAAGAATACAGCCCGTTAGAAAATTCTAACGACCAGCCTTTTAAAGAGCACATGCTTCATATGAAAGAAGCACATGACGTAGGACAGCTTATGTGGTTATTAAATACGGGCAGATTAATTCTTCCCTATCACGATCATCCAGAGGGTGCCCTTAATTTAAAGTTGCCCTTTGATTCAATAGAAGAAAATTATTATAACACGAATCCAAATATTGTAGTCATAGATGACTTTATGAATTTGGAAGCGTTACAAAAGCTCAAGAAGTATTGTTTGGAATATCCCTTTTGGAATACGCTATATGGTAGAGGATACGTAGGGGCATTCAGAGAGAGTGGCTTTTCTCCTCAAGCCTTATCTACGTTATCTTTAGAAATGGTTACGCATCTACCTAAGATATTTAACAATACAAATAAAAGAAACCTGAATCAAATGTGGGCATTTAAGTATGAGTCCAAGTGTCCCGGCATTGATATTCATGCAGACTTTGCAGCTATCAATGTAAATTTTTGGATTACCCCTACCAAAGCCAACAAAGATTATGATGAAGAAAAGGATGTAGGTAAAACAGGAGGTATGTGGATATGGGATACTGGTGCTCCCCCTGATTGGGACTTCTCTCGTTACAACGGTGACGATAAGACAGAGGTACTAGCACTTCTAAAAGAGAAAAATTCTAATGCTGTATACATACCCTACAAATATAATAGATGTGTTCTGTTTGATTCCAATCTGTTTCACAAAACAGCAGATGTAAATTTTATTCCCGGCTTTGATAACAAAAGAATAAATGTAACCATGCTATTTGGACAACGTGAAAATACTGGAACAGAACCACAAGACATGATAGAACGAGAAGCATTAAGAAAGGCTACATCAGTGCCCATCTTAGATATAATTGATGAGTTAGTTTGAGAGGGTAGGGAGATTAATAATGGAGGTTAAACTTAAGCTGACTTTAAAAATAGACTTAGGGGAATATCCCGTACCGACAGATGAGGATGTCGTAACAGAATTAAAAGAGTACATTGAGGATATGTTTACGGATGTAGATGGAGTGACTGTTCATAAGATATCAGCCACACAAGATTGATGCTAGGAGGGCGACATGGAATTACCTATACAAGTAGTTAAAGCAGGGGATAGAGATCAAAAGATGCCTACAGATTACCAAGCATTCATCCATCAGTCACGGTATAGTCGCTGGAGAGAAGAGGATGGACGCAGAGAAACATGGGAAGAAACAGTCACAAGGCTGTTGGATTTCTATAAGAAATTCCTTAAAAACAATCACGGTTATACTATGCCGAAAGAGTTGTATACAGACCTATACGTAGCCATCGTCACCATGCAGGTGATGCCTAGCATGAGAGCTATGATGACTGCTGGACCTGCACTGGAGCGTAATCATATTGCTGCTTACAACTGTAGTTACCTCCCTGTTGACAGCCCTCGTTCCTTTGATGAGTGCTTGTACATTCTTATGCACGGTACTGGTGTAGGC